GTCCAGGTGGATCGGGCGGCGGGCTGCTTCCTTCGGTGAAATACCGGAGTAAACGTGGCCAGCCACCTATCTCCTTACGAACTGAACGTGCTTTGACGTCCCACACCCAGTATTGCCTCTTTTGGAGGCCTTTATGGGTACGGGTACGCTGAGGCAACTTTTCATCTAATACTTCACGTAAGCTTGGACAACGCAATTGCATGTCCTCGCTCGGAATAGCACCGTAGATATGGTGCAACCTCCCTACGACCAGGTCGTAGAGGGTGAAGTATCGTCTGTCATAGAAGGAATTCGCATAAGCGATCCAACTAGAATAGGCGCCAGGGCTGGGTGTTGATGACCACTCCGTTCTAATTCGAACGGGCGTCACTGAGAGGCCTTGAAAGGCGTCAGTGCCGCAGGATTCCCTGAAGGATCCTTTGGTACAACTCTTGTCACGGTTAACTTTTAAACCGAATGACTCGAGTAGTTCGATTGCGTCCGCCGCTTGCGCGGTTGGTACAATCACATCGTCACCATATACTAAGACACGGAAAGCCGGACTTTCATACGGCTCTCTTCGGGAAGCGTTTTCACGCAACTCGTCCGGGTCTGCTTCGGGAATACCCGCATTGAGGATCGCCCATATAGTAAGAGCCAATACTGGGAAGCATAATGCTGAACCCATTGGCGCGTACTTATTGAGCTTCAAGATCCTCCCGTCGGGAAGTTCCGTTGATGAACTCCTAGCTGCTTCCAAAACCTCACATATGTGAGGGGGAAACAGTAGGCGAACAAGGCCAAGGGAAACGCGATCACTTGCCTCATTGAGGTCAAGCGTCGCGTACCTACCATACATGGAGCCCAGGAGGGCTCCACGCTGATTAGGTCCCTGGTCTGTGAATGAGACATTATACCTTGTAAGGTTATGTCCCTCCACTAGCCGATACATGGCCGAGCGCACCCCTTGCTGAATCCATTGGAAATCCACTGGTTCACAGGAGATGAGGCGGGGCCCGCGAGAATCCTTCGGTACGAGTACAACTCGAGCCGGAAGACTGGCGTCACCAATCCGTTGAAACGTTTGGTAACTATCACACACATGGCCCACAGACGAACAAAAGTACTCGTCAAAAGGCCAAACGGATGTGATCGATGCACTTACATTAGTCCACAGAAACTTATCCCAGGGCTGCTGCCGGGTGGCAACTGCCCCAGGTCCGTGACGTGGAATGATACTGAGTGGATCGAATGCACGAAATAATCTCGATAAGAGAATACGTGCTTCGCGCACTACTTGCTTGGTGGACGGATTGCCTTTATGGCGAGTCCGCCTAGTACAAGCAGTAGCTTCAGAATACTCAGGCACTTGCGTGCTAAGCATTGCTGACATCTGCGTAACTTCCTCTTCGGTTTTTTCAAACCGAATGAGGACGATATGTTCTTGTTCATCAGTGTAGGGAAGTTCATACTTGTAAAACAAGTAAAATACATCCCGTAACACGCGAATGCTGTCTATACACGGAACAGGAAGGATAACTCCATCTTTCGAGAACACTTGACTGAAGAATTCACCCAGAAACCTGGGGAGTTC